AAATGAAAAAAAAATTAAAAAAAAAAAAAAAAAAATAAAAAGATACTAACGATACTCACAACTATAAACTACACTACCGCGTGAGATTATGATACTCAAAGATACTCACAACAATGTAAAATAACTTAATAATTTATGTTCTTTTTATATCAAGATGTCTATATATAAGACACACAGAACTTCTTTCTATTTATGTGGTTGTGGTTTTGAAACAATACATCCAGGGAATGCTTCTCGACATAAGAAGACTTCTTGTGGCCATACAATCAAATCTGAATCCAGAAACTTTGTATGGGAAGAAGATATCAAGAAAATCAACACATCTGGAAACGTGTCATCCATAACCACAGGAGATGTTGAAATCATGAACAACATTGGCACACAGAATAATACAATTAACATCACACTACAAGTTCCAGATAAAACAGTCATTGCTTCAATTCAAGAAGCGGTGAAGAATCAAGATTGCGTGGAGGAGCTGCGATGCGCCGACCCCCATGAAATACCCGCAATATTGTTCAAGTATACACGTGGTACGAAAGCAGAACAAAAAGTAATCAAATACGATGCCGACAAGAATGTGGTCAGGCATGTAGACCCCGTCACCGGCAAGGAAGTCGCCAAGGACCTCAAGAGATACAGAAACGAATATCTTGTCAAGAATGCTGACGTGTATGACGATGACTACTACATACCGTATATGCCGCCAAGAGTTCAACGGAGCATGAAGGAAATGTCCACACCATCATTTGACTCTGGCAAGAAGAAAGACAAGCAAATCCCTGCGGCAGACGTCATAAAGATGTGCGCGTCCGGCGACCACCGAATGTACAAATTTCCCGTAGAGACCAAGAAATTTTACACTGACGTTGCCGAGAACGTTGACAACGAGATAAAGTCCACAGGAAAAGATGGCTGATTCTGTTGCTTTCCACCACGAGGTTCCCGCAAGCGTGAAGACGCTCCAGCAGAAGATGGAGACTCACACGGAGAGCTTCCTCGATAAATTAACGAACGAGAACAAGACGAACGGTTTTTTGTGATTTATCACCGTTGTTCCACAATGTCCAGTCGGGCCTTCAATTTCTTCATTTCCGCCACCGTGTACAAGAGGATGTTGAACCACTCAATGCCCGCGGGGTTACCGTTCTGCATCCAGGCAAAGTAAGGATCGGCCTCGTACACCTCCTCCGCAATCAACCCTACGTAATGTCTGTCATCCGAAATAGCGTCGTATTCTACCGGTCGGATGTCGTACACGTGAGAAGTATTCGCGGTGAGGTCGATAATGTTTTTCTTGATGTTCCTCGTGGATGAGTTGTACGTTATTTCGTTTGTGGTGGCATTATACACGAGCACCGGTGTGGAAGCTGCATCGCTTCTGATGGGCGCAATTGTCAATGTGCCCGCAGCAGATGAGTTGAGGGCGCCTCCTGTCGCGTTGATGATAATGGAGTTTGCATGCTGGGCATTACTTCCTGCGAATGCTCCTATTGCCACGGCATTTGCCCCTTGGCTAGTAAATCCTGCGAATGCTCCCATTGCCACGGCAGACACGCCCTGAGAAGTGACACCCGCATTTGCGCCGATTGCAATTGCATTTGCACCTTGGGTATTGCTTCCTGCCAATGTCCCTATTGCCACGGCACAAAACCCCTGTGCGTTACCTCCTGCACTCGTTCCTAATGCTATGGCATTCGCGCGTTGGGAAGTAAGTCCTGCGCTCGTCCCTATTGCCACAGAACTTGCACCTTGGGCAGTAAATGCTGCGCTGGCCCCTATTGCCACGGAAGATGCCCCTTGAATGTTACTTCCTGCAAATGCCCCTACTGCAATTGAATAATCCCTTTGGCTAGTAGCTCCTGCGGCTGGTCCTATTGCCACGCAAAGTGAACCTTGGTTAGTGCCTGCTGCTAATGCTCCTATTGCCACACAAGAAAAACCTTGGGAAGTGCCTCCCGCATATGTGCCTATTGCCACGGCAGACGCACTTTGGCCCTGATATGCTGTACTAGACCCTATTGCCACACCTTGCGTACCTTGGCTAGTGCCTGCTGCTCCTGGCCCTATTGCCACCGCAGAAAAACCTTGGGTATTACTTCCCGGCGACCATCCTATTGCTATGGCATACGCTTTTTGGCTAGTACGGCCCGCTCCTTCTCCTATTGCCACGGTAGCTGCACCTTGGGCATTACTTCCAGCCAATTTGCCTATTGCCACGGCAGTTGCACCTTGGGAAGTCTGGCCTGCGCTGGCCCCTATTGCCACAGAAGAGACCCCCTGAGAAGTGACACCCGCATTTGCGCCGATTGCAACGGAATTAGCACCTTGGGAAGTAAGGCCCGCCAGGCATCCTATTGCCACTGCACACCCCCCTTGTGTGTTCCATCCAGCACTAGTCCCTATTGCTACAGCGGTCCCGCTTTGGGTATTACCTCCTGCAGATGCACCTATCGCCACGGCAGATGCGCCCTGGCTAACGAGGCCCGCATTGGAACCCAATGCTATAAAAGCAGAGTTCAGTATGAGGTTCGACACGTTGGCGTACGCGCCGATGATGTTGCCACGGACGTCGATGTTCGCGACCGCGGGGAGCGACCCCCCAGACGATATTCCGGTCAGCAGAGAGCCGTTGCCAATGAAGAAGTTTCCAACAACGTTGCCGAGGACGTCGACTTGCCCACTTACATCAACGTTTCCCCCGACTATGAGCTCGTTCCTGACATTTCCTGCGGCTGCAAAGATGTCTGTCACATTGGCGTATGCACCTATTACGTTGCCACGGACATCAAGAGACTGAACACCGGAAGCAATGACGCCTGTCAGCTGGGAGCCATTACCTATGAAGAAAGGTGCTACAACGTTGCCGAGGGCATTGACTTGTCCGCTCGCAGCAATGTTCCCGCCTGCTAGGAGCACATTACCTACGTTTCCGGAAGATGCGAAGATGTCTGTCACATTGGCGTACGCGCCGATGACATTGCCACTGATGTCAAGGTTTGCCGTTGCTGGGAGTGTGAAGCTTGCGATTCCGGTCAGCTGAGAGCCATTGCCGATGAAGAAGGGTGCTACAACGTTACCAAGGACATTGACTTGCCCGCTCGCAGCAATGTTGCCACCCACGAGGAGCACGTTTCCTACGTTTCCAGAGGCTGCCAAGATATCTATGGTTGAGTTGTATGTTATTTCTTTTGTGGTGGTGTTGTACACGAGCACCGGGTTGGATGCTGCGACGCTTCTGATGGGTGCGATCGTCAATGTGCCCGCGGCAGGCGAGTTGAGGGCGCCTCCTGTCGCGTTGATGACAATGGAGTTTGCGTGCTGGTTAGTAAGGCCTGCGAATGCTCCTATTGCCACGGCACACGCACCTTGGCTAGTAAGGCCTGCGCTTGATCCTATTGCCACACTTTGTGTGCCTTGGGTACCCCCGCCGGCACTAAACCCTAGTGCCACGGAAGATGCCCCCTGGTTAGTCTGCCCCGCATTGAACCCCGCCGCCAAGGCTCTTATACCTTGGTTAGCCTGTCCTGCATTATGCCCTATTGCTGTGGAACCTGTGCCTTGTGTAGACTGGGCAGCCTGAAACCCCATCGCCACGGAAGATGCCCCCTGGCTAGAATTTCCCGCGCTGGACCCTATTGCCACGGCACATGCGCCTTGTTCAAAATTTCCTGCACTCGGACCTATTGTCACGGCTTGTGCCCCCTGGCTAGTAACCCCTGCCAAAGCGCCAATCGCCACGGCAGATGCGCTTTGGGTGGTAAGACCTGCGTTTGTCCCTATGGCCACGGCAGACGCCCCCTGGGTAGTAAGTCCTGCGCTGGTCCCTATCGCCACGGCATTTGCGCGTTGGGAAGTAAATCCTGCGCTGGTCCCGAATGCCACGGCAGAATCGCCTTGGGCAGTCCTTCCTGCCAGATACCCTATTGCGACGGCTAAATTACCTTGCGCAGAAAATCCAGCACTGGTCCCTAACGCCACAGATTGTGAACCTTGACTATTGCTTGCTGTACTAAACCCTATTGCTATAGACTCTCTACCCTGTGTCCCACTTGCCGTGGTAAACCCTATTGCCACGGCACACGCACCTTGGGTACCTTGTGCAGCGCCCCAACCTATTGCCACGCCATACGAACCTTGGCTAGTGACGCCTGCCAATTGCCCTATTGCCACGGAAGACGCACCTTGGGAAATCTGGCCTGCACTTGCCCCTAGTGCCACGGCTGCCCCTCCCTGAGAAGTACGTCCAGCATTCAATCCCATAGATACAGCTTGTATACCTTGGCTAGTAAGGCCAGCATTCGCCCCCACCGCCACTGCACACGCCCCCTGAGTAGTAATTCCAGCGCTAGACCCCACCGCCACTGACATTGTACCTTGGTTAGTAGCTCCTGCAAGTGCGCCTATCGCCACAGAAGAAATACCTTGGCTGGTAGCTCCAGCATTTGCACCCATTGCCACAGACAGGTTACCTTGTCTAGTCCACCCAGCCCACGACCCCACGGCAACGGAAGATTGCCCCTGACTGGTGAGACCCGCGGCTATCCCTACTGCCACGGCATTGCCACCCTGGGTCTGACTTCCGGCAGCCACCCCTAATGCAACGGAAGACGTGCCTTGCAGATCCTGACCCGCGTTGAACCCTGCCGCTACTGCACACGCACCTTGGTTAGCCAAACCAGCACTGGTCCCCACTGCCACAGATAGCGTCCCCTGGTTAGAAAATCCTGCGCTAAACCCTACCACTACCGAATTGGCACCCTGGTTGGACTGTCCCGCAGCTCTTCCGATCGCCACGGAATTCAAACCGTGGTTAGTAATACCGGCATTTAACCCCAAGGATACGTCGTTGGAGTTGAGTATGAGGTTGGACACGTTGGCATATTCGCCGATGATGTTGCCACGTATATCCGAACTCGACACTGCGGGCGGGGTATATGCCACTCCTGTCAATAGTGACCCATTTCCAATGAAGAAGTTTCCAACCACATTGCCAAGAACATTGACTTGTCCGCTCGCAGCAATGTTCCCGCCTACTAGGAGCACGTTACCTACGTTTCCTGCAGCTGCAAAGATGTCTGTCACATTGGCGTACGCACCGATGACATTGCCACGGACATCAAGAGACTGAACACCAGAAGCAATGACGCCGGTCAGCTGGGAGCCATTACCAATGAAGAAGGGTGCTACGATGTTGCCGAGGGCGTTGACTTGCCCGCTTGCAGCAATGTTGCCGCCCGCTAGGAGCACGTTACCTACGTTTCCAGCGGCTGCGAAGATGTCTGTCACATTGGCGTATGCACCGATGACGTTGCCACGGACATCAAGAGACTGAACACCGGAAGCAATGACGCCTGTCAGCTGGGAGCCATTACCAATGAAGAAGGGTGCTACAACGTTGCCGAGGACGTTGACTTGCCCGCTCGCAGCAATGTTGCCACCCACGAGCAGCACGTTACCTACGTTTCCTGCAGCTGCAATAATATTTGCCACGTTGGCGTATGCACCAATGATGTTACCACGTATATCCGAACTCGACACGGTGGGTGGGGTATATGCCACTCCTGTCAATAGTGACCCATTTCCAATGAAGAAGTTTCCAACCACATTGCCAAGAACATTGACTTGTCCGCTCGCAGCAATGTTCCCGCCTACTAGGAGCACGTTACCTATGTTTCCTGCAGCTGCAAAGATGTCTGTCACATTGGCGTACGCACCGATGACATTGCCACGGACATCAAGAGACTGAACACCAGAAGCAATGACGCCCGTCAGCTGGGAGCCATTACCTATGAAGAAGGGTGCTACAACGTTGCCGAGGACGTTGACTTGTCCGCTCGCAGCAATGTTGCCGCCCGCTAGGAGCACGTTACCTACGTTTCCTGCAGCTGCAAAGATGTCTGTCACGTTGGCGTACGCACCAATGATGTTACCGCGGACATCGAGAGATTGGACACCAGAAGCAATGACACCCGTCAGCTGAGATCCGTTACCAATGAAGAAGGGTGCTACAACGTTGCCGAGGGCATTGACTTGTCCGCTCGCAGCAATGTTGCCGCCCGCTAGGAGCACTTTACCTACGTTTCCAGCGGCTGCGATGATGTTTGTTACATTGGCATATGCACCTATGACATTTCCACGGATGTCAATATTTGCGACTGCTGGGAGTGATGTGAGCAGGCCGGTCAGCTGGGAGCCATTACCAATGAAGAAGGGTGCTACAACGTTGCCGAGGGCATTGACTTGTCCGCTTGCAGCAATGTTGCCACCCGCGAGGAGCACATTGCCTACATTCCCGGAAGCTGCGATGATGTTTGTTACATTGGCATATGCACCTATGACATTTCCACGGATGTCAATATTTGCGACTGCTGGGAGTGATGTGAGCAGGCCGGTCAGCTGGGAGCCATTGCCAAAGAAGAAGGGTGCTACAACGTTGCCGAGGGCGTTGACTTGTCCGCTCGCAGCAATGTTGCCACCCGCGAGGAGCACATTGCCTACATTCCCGGAAGCTGCGATGATGTTTGTTACATTGGCATATGCGCCTATGACATTTCCACGGATGTCAATATTTGCGACTGCTGGGAGTGATGTCAACAGACCAGACAGCTGAGAGCCGTTGCCGATGAAGAAGGGTGCTACAACGTTGCCGAGGGCGTTGACTTGCCCGCTTACAGCGATGTTACCGCCTGCTAATGTGCCTACATTCCCGGAAGCTGCGATGATGTTTGTTACATTGGCATATGCGCCTATGACATTTCCACGGATGTCAAGATTCGCGACTGCTGGGAGTGATGTTGATGCGAGACCAGTCAGCTGGGAGCCATTGCCGATGAAGAAGGGTGCTACAATGTTGCCAAGGGCATTCACTTGACCAGCCACTGACACATTCCCAGGGGCCGTGACATTGCCGATGATGTCAAGGTTCGCAGCGGTTGGAAGGGTGCTGGTCACCCCCGAGAGCAGAGCACCATTGCCTATAAAAAATTGTCCAGATGTTATATTACCTGCTACGGATAACGAAGCAAAACTAATCCCAGGGATCACCGCGTTTCCAGTGACTGTCAGATTCCCGACTGTGAGTTGGGGCATAGCAGACCCGTTTCCCAACATACGTATGTTTCCTTTCAGGTAAATTGTTCCATTTGTTGCATTTATCCCACCAAACTGTAAAAGATCTCTTTTGAAATCAGCACTGCTCATCTGGTCTATATTGTATGCCGTCGTTTTTTTTTTAAGTTAAAAGATGAAAACCAACAGCTAAGGGTTATTAACGCTGAACAAAAAGATATGAAATTTTCACAAGAATAATACTTGCGTAAATAAATGTTATGGGAAGATGCAACTATGTGTGTACTGCTGGATCGCCTAGATTTATTCACACGTAAAAAGGAAGTTCTTGAGAAATACAACCAATACTGTGATGCATTAAACAGAAATGGCGTGACAGTTTCCGATGTAATAACCAAGAAGATGGAAGGGCGACCAATAGCATGGATGCGGAACGAGTACCCATACGATGTTGATAACACCAGGCACTACCTCATATGGAGCACATACCAACTGAGCAACGAAAAGATAAAAGAAATTGCGACGCGGCATTCACAAGGTCGAAAGTTCATTTGTTTTGTAAATCCTGAGTATTTACGGAGCGTGAAGAATATATGGCACGCTCATGTGATAATTCAGGATAGCCCGTCATCGCAAGACCAATAATCTTGAGGAAATCCCATTAAATAAGTTAGCCACTGTGCGCTGAGATACCAATTCTTATTACCTCCCTCAGAAAATCCAACAACCGCAGACAGCATATTAGACACGCGTTTGGTGAGCGTTCTCGGGCACTTTGCGGAGTTCATGCAGCTATACACAGGCGTTGCCCAATACTTCTTCACCACAGGCTTTGTGAGAACCTTCTTGGGGTCGCAAATCTTGGCAAACGACGCCTCGTTTTCTCTGGGTGTTAAAACAATGTTAAGGGGCTTCCTCGTGGGATGCTTCACGACAAACGTGTAAATCCTGCCATCAATAGAATACCCGTCGGTGTTGCTAGGGCCCAATACTTTGTTCTCTAGGGTGCTGAGCAGAGTCATTGCATATCTTACTTGATCAGGAACCACCGCGTTGCCCATGAAACCGACGCGGAGTTTGTTTGTCTTGTTGTTCTTCTCTATCTGCCTCGGTGGCTCGTTGTTTTCCCAGTCGAACTTCTCGATTACTGGGATTTCAAAATCAATACCTGCTCCTTTCTTCACGACCAGGCAGAACCATCTGTAGCGCTGGTGAGGGGCGCCGACGCAAGTTGCACGACACGAAGTCCACCTGCAGTCATACCCAAGCTCGTCAAAGGCCTTCACAATGACACTGATGTTCTCGTATGCTGCTAGTGTGTGAGAATTTTCCAGGAACAGATACTTGGGCTGACACTCCTTGGTGATGCGCACGACCTCGGTGAAGAGACCAGATGCCTCGTGTTCAAAACCAGTTCCCTTTCCCGCGGTGGAGAAACCGGTACAGGGCCACCCGCCGGTGATGATGTCCACCTTTCCAAGATATGGAGTGGCGTCAAAGGTACACACATCGTCAAATACAGGAACGTTGGGGTGCTTCCGCGCTAGGAACCCTCTGGCATCATCATTCTTTTCCACGTAGGCAATGGGCTCCACGATGCCACGCAGACCGTGAGTGATGCCACCGATGCCAGAGAAGAGATCGATAGCGTGCAGCATTTAACTTAAAGGACATTATTTTATCGACAATTTGACGAACTGACGTGGCCTATATGTTTGCTAGGTTTTACATTCTGTGTGAGACTAAATAGTTTCTCATAAATGACCTTATACCATTGAAATGACACTCTTTTCCGATAGTAAGATATTTGGCAGCCTTATATGCGGAAGGATATGACACCAAAACTGCCTCAATATTATCCTTTGTTATATCAATTCCCAACTTGGCATACTTTTCTATTAGTTTCAAAGATTTAGTGGCTTCTCTCCTAGCCACTTCTTCAGGGTCTTTCTTCTTACCAATCTTAGAAGCACCTATTGCCTTCTTTGCTTCCTCCGTGTGTTGAAATGACCATCC